TAGTACAAAGAGCTTTTAATATGGCTGTAAAATCTAATCCGTATGTAGCAGCAGCATCAGCTATTGCTTTTTTAGTTACTGGTGTTGCATCTTATTTGTCATCTACAGACGAATTGTCTGAGGACCAAAAGAAACTTAACGAAAGAATTAATGAAGTAGCTAAAGAAATGGGTTTATTGCGTAATGCAACAGATAAGTTAGACGAAACTCAAACAGATTATATTAAAAGTGTTTTAGAATCTGAAGCTGCAATACAAAAACAAATAGATACAATTCAAGCAGAAATTGAATTAAAAGGCGTAGCATTAGAAATAAAGAAAAAAGAAATAGAATTAGGTAGAGATTTAGAAAAGGGTGAAGCACAATTAGTAAAAACATTAGAACATAAAAAATCTGTACAACAAAATCTAAGAGATGCTGAAAAAGATATTATATCACTAAAAGAATATTTAATAGATTTAAGAAAAGATGATGTAGACACTCAAATAGAAGAAGCAGAAGTAATGCTAAACAAAGCATTATTAATGAATATGATGGGACAATTAACAAAAGCAGAAGCAGAGGGTATTGATACATTACGTCAAAATATTGACGATTTAAAAAACACAAGAACAGAAGATGGCGAAAGTGTTAAAACACAAAAAGACATATACGATATATTAATAGATGCTTATAACAAAACAAAAGAAGCTCAATTAGAACTTATAGAAGCTCAAATATTAGAAGCTAGAGTTTTAGCAGAAAAAGGATTGTTAAATAATGAAGAAATGAAAGGTTTATTTTCTTTAATACAGTCTTACAATCAATTAAAGGCAGTTAAAAAAGAATCGAATAAAGATGACGAAAAAGATGCTAAAATAAAAGAGGCTTTATTAAAAAAAGAAATAGCACTTAATAAACAAATTTTAACTGCTTCAATTCAAATTGGTAAAAGTCATAGTAATGCAGGTAATGCTGCCGCAGCAGCAGCTAAACAAGTTATTATAGCAAAACTTCAAGAAGCAGTTACTACTTATATGGCAGGAGCTATGGCTAAAATTCCATTTCCTTTAAATATAGGTGTTCCTGCATTAGGTGCAGCTATGTTTGGAGCATTAAGCTCTGTTCTTTCAGGTTCATCTTCTAGTGGAGCTTCTGGTTCTAGTGGAGGTGGCAGTTCTCCAGTAGGGCAATATGCAGAAGGTGGTTATGTAGGTGGTAATAGACATTCGCAAGGTGGTACTATTATAGAAGCTGAACGTGGCGAATTTGTAATGAGTAGAAATGCAGTACAATCTATAGGTTTAGAAACACTTAACCAAATGAATCAATCAGGTGGTGGTGGAAACATTAATGTAAGCGTTACAGGCAATGTTTTAACACAAGATTTTGTAGAAGGTGAACTTGCAGAATCAATTAAAGAAGCTGTCCGTAGGGGTAGTGATTTTGGAATTGGTTAATGCTTACATTACCTCCTAAATTTAAACAAGCACTAGGTAATGGTACTAGAACGTCTTTATATCCTTTGGTTAGGATATATAAAGGTTATCAGATAGACGATACTATTCCTGATGATGCAGAATCAATAAACTTATCAATTAAAGAAACAAACATAGGTGGTGAGGCGTATAACCCTTTATTACTTAATAGTCCTTCTATAAGCTCAAAAGCCGACATTATAAACAATAAATACACTATTTCGAGTGTATCCTTGTCTATATCAAATGCTCTTTATAAAGGTAAGATTTTTTCAGACGATATTCCAAATTTATTAAACGCAGTAGTGCAAGTGTATTACGCTGCTAATGGACTAGATACTTTAGATGATTGTCTTTTAGTGTATACTGGTACTATTAGACGTTATTCACAGTCGGCAGAAACTCTAAGCCTTACTTTAGAAGATTTAACAGAGCAAAAACTTAAAACTTTAATACCTAAAACTACAATAGATAATAAGTTTGTTTATGATGAAGAAACACAAGGCAAACCATTTCCATTAGTTTATGGTTATGTTGATAAATCGCCTTTAATTTTAACTAAAGATAATGAATTAATTATAGAACAGTCTAACACAGAAATAGGTGGCTTATGGTCAAACCCTTCTCATATAGACAAATTGAATCCATACATTAGACAAACTATATTATACCCAAATTATATTTCAAAAAACAGTCATATATATTGTTATAACAATGGTTATTTACCAATATCTGAAACATTACCATATAATTTTGGAAGAAAAGTTTTTCCAAGCAACGAAGGTGCAACAATATATGAGTATGAGGATTCTACAGCTGATACTTCAGCAAAAGTTAAAATAGTTGGTGCTAATATTATGTCTGAAAGTATGATTTTAGGTTTTATGCCTGATGAAAATAAAATAGGAATACCAACTAGAATTTATAGACCTGTTGAAAAAGTGTCTTTTTTTGCTGCTAACCACGGACCTACTGATTTTGAGTTAGATAACGGTTTAAATTATTGGTATTTTGGTTCTTGTCATAAATTTTTTGGTTTTAATAATAATGAAATGCTAGATGCTACTAAATCAGTTTATAATTTTACTAATAGTTCAGACGAACAAGATTTAGATAATCTATATAGTATTGGAGATACTTATTATGATGCAGATTGGGATGAAACAAATTTAAATGCTACATTTTCTTGGTGGAAACCTACTGATTTAAATCAACAAAGCAACACAAATAATATTGATGGAATGTTTGAAGATTTAGATAAGAATTATATTGCACAAAATAAAGTATCTACATTTCCTGTACAATGGATACAAAATGCAAATTACTCTAGTGGGTTACATTTGACAGCACAAAATAATGCTAGTTATAGTACAGGAAGTTTTGCTAGGTTACAATTTTCTAGTGATATAGCAAGTTATGTATGTGCTACTAAAATATTTTATAAAATAGATTATTTTACGCCAAATAATTTTGAAACTCCATATAACACTACCATTCCATATCCCGTTACTTTTTGGGCAGAAAGAGAATTAATTGAAAGAAGTACATACGATACGCAAGGAATGGTTTGGCAATTAAATTTTGAAAGTATAGTAAATAATGAAAATATATGGGATGAAAATTATGATTCTTTTCCAGATACTTGGAAAACTGATTGTGAAGTTCCAAACCATCAACATTCATTTGAGTCTAATGAAACTGAATTTAGATATACTAACAATAATTTAGGTGGAGATTTATACACGAACCAAATTAGAACATTTAATAGGACTGATGCCTATGATAGTATAAATTGGGGTTTACCTCAATTAGAAGATGTAGGTTTTATGATTTCAACTATAGCAAATTTAAAAGAATTTTATACTTTACAAGATATATTAATAACAGATTATACACAAGAAAAATTTTATGGAAGTATAAAAGGTAGAGTAAACAATGATGTTGTTATGACAAAACCTTATACAATATTAGAAGATATATTAAAAAAAGAATTAGATTATCAAAAAGATTTTAATTTTCCAAGTGATGATATTGATGATGATTGGATTAATAGCTTCACATTAACAGAGCAAAAAGAAGCTAAAAATGTTATAAACAATTTATGTAAATCATCTATTTACATACCTTCTTTCGATAGTACAGGTAATTTTAAATTTATAGACCTTAAACAAAACATAGAAGATTATGAACAATTTGAAAAAATAAATATTTTAGATGTTATAAACTATTCATTTAGTTTAACTAAAATAGAAGATGTTAAAAATCAAATTAATGTTAAATATAAGAAAGATTATGCTTCTAACGATTATGAGGAACAAACCACTTATGGTATAGAAGATAATACTGGTAATTTTGTAGAAACATTAGACGAACTAACTCAACAATTAGATATTGAAAATATAGTTTATGATATTGGTTATTATGGTATAAAAAACGAAGATGCTAAATTAGAAATAGAAACTGATTATATTAGAGATAAAGATACGGCAAGAAAACTACAAAGAAGGTTATTAATGTGGTATGCTAACCAACATTTAACAGCAAAAATAGATTTACCATTAAGTTATATACATTTAGAAGTAGGAGATTATATTAGGTTTGATGAACTTATGGGTGGTAAACTTGCTTTTGGATTTGATTATACACAAGAGTTTGTTAAAAATGGACAACTTATATATCCTGTATTTTTTGTTACTAAAGCATCTAAATCTTTAAGTAAAGTAAGTTTAGATTTAGTTCAAGTACATCGTGGCGATTTTGGTATGGATAATGATGATTTAGGTAATTATGAAATACCTAACCCTTATTATGATGATATTTATCAAGATATACAAGACGAAGAAGAAGCATATTTTACATTTAATTGGTATTTAAATAACAATGATTTAGAAACAGGTGTAATATCAGCAGTTACTAGCACAAATTTAGAAACAGGTATAGAATATGAAGTTTTATTAACAGGCTCATCTGCAACATTTACATACAATGGTATAACTATAGAAGAGGGAGTCCATCAACATATAGATGCTACTGATTTAGTTAATGCAACTATTATAGAAACTGGTTCAGAGTATGGAGACAATGTACAAATAACTCCTAAAATGTTTTTTGATAATATTGAAACTGATGAAGAAATGGTTTTTCTTGAATTTGAATTAACAATAAAATCAGATATTTATGATTATGGACAAATGAAACATTTTATGCAATCTATGTATTCATTACAATTTGAATTAGGTGATGTAAACCAAGATGGGGTGATAAATGTTCAAGATATTGTTGCAACTATAGGACTTACATTATCAGATGATTACAATGTTAATGCTGATATGAATCAGGATGGTGTAATTAATATTTTAGATATAGTAACAATAATAAATGTAATATTAAATTAGGATAATTCAGGTGAATAAATACAATAAAACAGAATTAGCAACAGGCAAATCAAGCATTATATGCAATAATGGTAGTTGCTCTATTGAATCTAATGTAGATATATTAGGTATAGAAATAGATTTTACAGGTACGGCAGATATTACACCAACACTTCCAGAGGGTTGGATAATGCAAGGTAATAAAAATAAAATGCTATTAATAGGTTTACAAGGATTAACCATTAAAAATTTACAACTATTCACCTATGAGGGTACTATTAAGATAAAAAGGGTAATTGTAGCCAACAAAGAAAGTAAACGTATTTTATGCAACATACAAAATGTAAACCCAACTTGGAAAAATCAATATTGGGATACTTCAATAGAAGCAGATACTTGGGATAATTTTAAAAGTAATGTTAAAAAAGGCAAAGCTACTAAAACTAAATACAATTTACCTGATTATGGATTACCTAAAGTAGATAAAACAAAAATTAAAAAAACAAAACGAAGAACATCAACATCTACAAGTGGTGGTAGTTCAGGAGGCTCAGGAGGATATTAATGGGAAAACAAGTTAAAACGCCAAGATTTTATGTAGATATGCCTACATTTTTACACGCCACAGGACAACTAGGTTGGGATGATTATTATGGTGGTGCAGAACTTCTTTATATGAATTGTGCTAATCCATACATAAACGATACACAAAGTAATTTTACGTTTGCAATT